TGGGCCGTTGGGTCATTCATAACTTGATTAAACACGGCGGGAGACAGTATTGCTGCGGCTCCTACTGCTGATTTGTTTGCGAAAGAAAGTTCACCATCGGTCGTCGTTCGGGCGTTGTGGAAAATGTCGGCCAGGACGGCAATAGCATCAGCGGCCAGCGGCAATGCCTCGCGCTTCAGCCTGTCCAGTTCGTCGCTGAACCGCACCAGACTTTCGATTGTCTCGGTGTCGATGCCCTTGGGCGCCTGGTTCATTAGGCCGCTGAAACCTGAAACAAAAGCAGGGACAAGTTTGCGCCCGCCGCCGCCCATTAATTCTTCAAGGCTCTTGGCCTTATCCATGGCGCCGCCGGCCTTCTCGATGGCCTCGGCGATTTTCAAAAACACCTCCTCCGGCCGCGCCGTGCGGAGCATTTGCATCGTCACGCCAAAATCTAACAGCGCCTTGCGTTTGGTTTCGGCACCGTCTTTTGCTTCCTGGATGGCCTTGGCCAAGTCCATAAATGCGTCCTGCACACTCTCCAGGTTTGCGCCGGATTGGGTTGCTGCAAAATCGAATTTCTGCACCGTTTCTGTGCTGGCGCTGATTCGCTTGGCAGTTTTGTCAATCGCGTCGGCGTGTTCAACGACTCGCCTGGTGGCACTTGCCAGGTATCCAACAGCAAACACGCCACCGATCATGCCTGTTAATTGGCGGCGTATTCGGTCGCCTGCGGCCTTGGTGCCGGTTTCCATCTTCCGCAGGCCGGCAGCCCATCCCCTGCCGTCCATGCTGGTGCGGCCTTTTACGTTAACATGAGCCGTCGCCATCAGTCTGCTTTGCTGTTTCCCTGTGTCGCTTCAAAAGTTCTTCTGTGGTTGCGTCGTTCAATTTCAGGGCGCCCTTCTGTTCGTTCAGCGCCAGGTAATCCCACCAGGTTTGGCCGAGGGGTTGGTTCATTACTTCGGATGACGTCATGCCTCCCTCTGACAACAGGCGCGTGCGTACCAGTTGCGGCCAGGGTGCGCCTGCCTTGGAGCCGTTGCCCTGGCCGCTTGTCCAAAACTTTGGCACCTCCATGGCGGCCGCCAGGTAGTCGGTGAACAGTTGCGCCTTTTCGTCTGCCTCAAATTCGCCGACGTTTTCGGCCCAGGCTTTTACGTCATCCCCCAGGTCATCGCGGCGCAGTATATCCTGCGACGTTTCAAAGGTGTTGGCGCAAACCAGGAGGCCTAAAAGCAAATCGCCCAGCAGCGGCTCCTTGTCATCCGACAGGAAAGCGCACTCCAGGCGATTCAGCAGCAGGTAGTGTCCTAGACTAAACGGCCGCAACTCCTGCCCCAGGATGGTGACAGGTTCGGGAATGATGCTGTGCAGGTAGTCATCCACATTAAGCCAAATCTTTACCGCTGCCGGTGAAGGCCGCATCCTCAAGGCGCAACAATGTAAGGCTGGCCGTCATTTCGCTTTCGTTGGAATAATTCAACGCGCAACCGTTCAAGTAGTAGGCACCGTTTAAATCGTTTGAGCCGCCCGAAAAATTAGCCAGGGTAATGACGTCGCCAACGTCGCCAATGTCGGCCGTGGATGCTGTCCAGGTGCCTGACGCGGCAACACAGGTGGCTTTTGTGGAATATCCCGCCACAGAACAGGAGCCACCAGCACAAACAACGTCCACGCTGACTTCCTTTGATTCGTCAAAAATGACGTAGCTCATGGCCTCGCCGGCGCTATCCTTGATTTGCTTGGTTTCTGCCCTGCTCCCCCCGCTTGCGTTGGTAACAATCACCTCGCCGGTAAAGCCTGTGGTGGCATTGCTGGCAATACCAAAATCAACTGTGGTTCCTTTTATTGTGGCCATTATGCTAGATCAGAAAAACTGCTGCCAGGTAAACGAAGCAGGCCGACGCTCATGGTCATTTCGCTTTCGTTGCTGTGGTTGAAATCGGCGGTTGTAACGTAGTATTTTCCGTTAATTCCGTCGGCGTCAAAATCTTCCAGTTTCAAAACTGAACCAATGGTCGGCAGGACAACCGTTGCCGCGCAGACAACTGTTGCGCTGACTTCTTTTATTTTGTTGGCAATGACAAAGGAAACCGTGTTTCCCGTGTTGCCCTTGATGCGCTTGGTGTCGGCGCTTGCCGTGGCGCTGGTGCTTGTGACGGCAGCCACGCCTGTTATTGCGGCGCCTGCTGAAGTTTTTAATCCTCCGGCAATTCCATACGCTACGTTTGTCCCTTTAATCGTTGCCATTTTCTAAATCTCCAAACTTCAAGTGATATTTGACGCGGCCGCCAAAACCTCAAGCGAAACCTCGGAATACCAGGCGCGCTCCTCCACGCCCTTTTCCAGGGCCGTCGATATGACGGCGAAAACCGTCACGGCCTCGGTTTCGTCGGACAGGGTGGCGGCGATGCCGTCATCCATGAACAGGTCGCGCATGACTGCAACGTGCGTTTGATGGTTGGCCAGGGTTGTGTCGTCCATCGACTCGATCAGGCGCACCGTCAGTTCACACTTGAAATTGCCCAGGCCAGGAATGGATTCCTCGCCGCTGTTACAAATCACCAGGCAGCGCGGCAGGGCCAGTTCGTCGTCGTCCTCGCCCTTGCTGACAACGATTGAATAGCCGCTGAACGTGCTGTCGCCATCCAGCACAGCCTTGGCCCTGGTTTCCAGTTTTTCCTCTAACGAATTGTACGCCATTAAAAGCCTGCTTTCCTGTAGTCCCTGCCCAGTTTCTTTTCGATGTAGATGGCCATGTCAGCCACCGACGCGGCCATTCCCCTGCTCAACCCTGCTTTGATTTTGCTAATGGCTTGTTGGCTGTTGTTTGTGGCGCTATTGGCCACCCAGGCTTCTGGATTAAGCTCCGACTTGGCCGGCCTGCCCCAGCCTTTTGTCGCGGCCTTGCCTTTGCTCAAGCCTTTCGGCCATGGGCGCCTGTCGCGGCGCTCGACGGCATAGGAAAGTTTTTTGATTGCCGGCAGCCAGCCGCTTTTCAGGAACTTAACGGCACGCACGCGCATATTGATTAACTTTTGCGCGGCCTTCTCTAATTCCTTGCCCCATAGCAACGGCTGGCCAGCCTTCTTGCGCCGGCTGTTCACGATCCTGGCCGCGAAACTGTCGGCCTTCAGGATTCGTTTGCCCTTCCGTAGTTGGCCGGTTTTTCGGCTCTTGCTCACCTTGTTGCCAATGGCGCCAAGTTTGTACTCGATGGCGCTGGCGTTGGCTGCGTCGGTATGCTTCAAAGCCTGAAAGGCCATATCCAACGCCTTGGCGTTTACAATCTCCTTGAAGCTGCGCCGGTTGACTTTGGCGTAACGCCTCAACTGTTGCGTGAATGCTGCCGAGTTGATTTTTACGCTCATCGGTCGGCACTCATTAAATTGAAACGAACCTCGGCAGCGTCGGCCGGTGTTGTTGTAATTTTCTCGATGCGATAACTCTGGCCGTCAACCGTCATCTTGGAACCAATAGCCGGCAGGCTTGAATGGTCGGCCTTCTTCGCAACAATTGTCAGGTCGAAGTCGTCAAGGAAACCACCTTCTCCGGCGTCCTGGCCCTTTGAGATTTCATTGACTGCGCCGGTGTAGGTCGTTGCGCCGATAATGTAGTTGACCGGCAGGTCGGCAATCATCTCGCTGATGTCGTCTGTGTATTCGCTCATTTAACAAAAAAGCCGACGACCGCTATTAGCAGGCCGCCGGCTGAATCATACGCTGGCCGTCAGGCCATCAGTTTGCGTTTGCGAAAGTGTAACGGTTTCTTAAAAACTGCCACCTCATCAAAGCTAACTTTTGTTGCGTCCATCTCGTCGGCCAGTTTGGCAAGTGCTTTGTCGGCATCCTCGCCAACATAAAGCACTTTATATTTTGCGCCTTTACGGCCGACGGTCAGGTTGACTTTCATCAATCGGCAACAATGATTTTTTTCAGGCCGTCCGTGCCTTTTGCCACGCCGTAAATCATCGTTGCCGTGATGTACTGCGCGCCATCTTTGCCCTCGTACCAGTTGCGAAGCTGCAACGTCACGCCGGTGCCAGGCTCCTGCACAGACTCAACTGCGCCCGCCCAGTTCTCCGGCATTGCCGGCTGGCGGCCTGCAATGATTAACGACTCCGGCCCGCAGGCAAATCCCTGCAAGTTATAGTTGGCCGCGCTTCCACCTGATGGGGTATGGCTGTATTGGTTTTCGGGAATGTCCGAATACTCGTAGACGTTGAACCCGTGAACCTTCGGCACCGCATTGTCGCGGATAGCGCCGCCGCCACCGTAGGCGTAGGCTGCCTGGATTGCGTTGTCGGATGCCAGGCTGGCGTAGTAGCTTGGCAAAATAACCAAGGCACGGTCAGACTTCGGCACATTCAAGGTTGTCAGGTCGCCGGCTAAATCGGCAACGTCGTCGGCGCCAAAGGCGCTCCCTGCCACAACTGTTTCCTCTGCAAAGTTGGCATTAGTAACCAACGCCAGCAGGTCGTCCATCATCGCATTGACAACTGCGTGAACAGCCGGCCGGACGAAAGTCCTTTCGAGCATATCCATGCCGCCCTTCGCAATTTCCAGATCGGTGAAGGCCGCCGTGAAGTGCTTGTGCTTGTTCAGCGTGATGGTCTTGGCCGTTGAAGTAACGTCCGTTGCAGAGTATCCACTTGTGGCATCTCCTGCGCTAACAGCCGTCGCAACGCGAGTGCTGACCGATTCGCCAACATCAGCAACGTCGCTGCTGAAGTCAGTCGTGAATGCCGAAACAATTGGCATCTCGGCCGAGAGTGTTTCGAGCGTTTGCTGTGCGATTTGGGCTAAATTTACGCCCCCTAGTGTGTTTGCCATATTGGTATGCTCCTAAAAAATTACAGTTGCGGCTTGATTTCGTTCCGATAGAAAACCGTTTTCTCCTTCAGGTTTTCAATTGCGGAATAATCGTTCCAAAGTTCGGCCAGGGTTTTCACCTTGCTGACTTCCTCGACGTCCTCGGCCACAGGCTCGGCGCCCTGTTGGGCGACTATCTCGGCAGCCTGGGCGCCTGCAAGTTCCGCGACGTCGGCCTGGTCGGCCTTGGCCTCGGAAAGTTCAGCCTCCAGTTGCCCGCATTTCTCAAGCAGGCCAGCCTGCGCCGCATCAAGTTTTTCAACTTGCTCCTTCAACGCGACGACTTCGCCGGTTGCCTGCTCTGTGCCGGCCGTGGCAGCTTCAAGCTGCTCTTTTAGGTCGGCGTTTTCTTGTGCAATGGTCATCGTACTAAAAACAATCTGCGTTCATCTTACGCACGCCCCAGCTTTTGCAAGAGGGAATCAAGGTTTTTTGCTTCGCCGTCAATCATGCCAATCTCGGCGGCACGGCGGCCGGTGAAGGTCTGGCCTTGTAGCGCCTCGTAATTCAGGTCGGGCCGGAACTTGCGAACAAAACCGGCAAACTCGTTGTAGGTGTCCATGACTTCAAGTTGCAGGTGCTTCCGCACTTCCTCGTCAAGGGCCACGCCAGGGAAACCAGCGGCCTTGTATTTGCCGCTCTTGAAAATCTCAACCGACACGCCCTGCTCCTTTAGGGCCGCGCTGGTATCTACCACGGGAAGGTAAACGCCGACGCTGCCAACGTCTGCCGACGGTGCGGCAAATATACCGTTTGCACCTGCCGCCAACCAATAGGCCGCGCTGGCCATCTGGCTGTCGGTGTAGGCGTAAATTTTCTTGGTGCCGGACGCCTGCACAGCCTCGACTGTTTCGGCCAACTCCGGCACGCCGGCAACTGTCCCGCCAGGTGAATCAATATCCAAAATAATTGTATCCACTTCGTCGTCGTCGGCTGCCAGTTCAATGGCCGCCATGACGTCGAGCGCATCAACGGCGCCCAGCATCTTGGCAACTGCGCCAACCTTGTGGCCAATGACGCCATGCACGGGAATGATTGCCACGCCTCCGGCTTCGCTGAATGTGTATTCATCCATCTCATCCTGTGGCTCGGCCTCGGCGCCCTCGATCATGTTTGCGCCAAGGGTTGCCTGCGCGGCCTCGATGGACGCCGGCAGAATTGCCCACTTTTCAAACTCCTGTTGTGTTTTCATTTGTTGGTAATCCGTTGGGGGTTAATAGCTGCACGCGGTTCGGGTCGATGCCGTACTTGTCGGCCAGGTCTAAAACGAAACGCTGCTCTGAAATTCTTTTTTCAACCTCATCTTCCCAATGCAATCCACGGTCGGCGTATAGTTCCTGCAAGGTTGTCAGGCCCAGTTTGTAATCCTCGCGGCCGGCTGCGGCATCCCTGCCCCCATCAACTGAAATTTTGCGCGGGCCTTGGTAATGCCAGGAATACCAATCGCCGCCCTTGGGTTGTGGTAGCAGGCCCAGCTTCATCGCCTTGGCCAATGCGTAACCGTCAATGCGCTTGGCAATCTTCCTGACTAGCCTCTGGTTTTTCTCGACCGTCCTTTGTGCCTTCGCAGTAACCAGGCGAACCACCGCCCCGCCAATCTTGGTCGGATCCAGGGACAGGTCGAATGGCCATTCAAGCGCCTGGAAGGCAGAGCGAAGGATTGTGTTTTCAAAGTCCTGCGCGTTGGCGCCTGGCCGGTTCCTGTCCAGCACCTCGATCTTGCTGCCGCTGCCTGCGCGGAAATATCTGATGGCGCCGCCCTCCAAAGTTTCAAGGGTTGTCGTCAGGTTGCCGTCGTCAATTGTCTGGTCGATGAACGCCTCGGAGTCGTCGGCATATCCATCCTCGTTGTGTTCAACCAGGGCTATGCTGCTGGCGGCCTTCTGCGCGTTCAGTTCGTACTCGCGCAACTCTTTAATGTCCTGCAAGTCGCCTGTGACGGCCGACAAGGGCGTGATTCCTCGGCCCTGGTCAGACCATTCAGGGAAAAAGCACAGGGCCATGTCGCGGGCGCTCACCTTGCGCTCGCCGTCAATCATATAGGACACCGCACGCCCCTGCTTGTTACTGATTACGCCATTGTGTTCATTTGCGTTCTGGCTTCGGCTGGCTATGCGGTGAGCAGGTATGAGTTGCACGGCGGGATAACCGCCTGCTGTGTTTGTCAGCATCACGCCAACGTCGCCGTCGCGCTTGATTGACAACAGCGACAGGTAAAGAAACTCTTCAAAATCGCAGCGCCCCTGGACGTCCATGATCTTGTGCCAATCACGCAACCAGGATTCAGCACGCACGCCCCATTCCAAATCTTTGCCGACATATTGCGGAATAAACGGTTGCACGCTGTAGGTGCATTGCTCAAGCAGGGCGCCGCGTACTGGTGCGAAGTTGCCAAACAACCAGCGGCCGGCGCTGACAAGCTGCTGGTGCGTGCCTGTCGGGATTAGCTGCTTGGTGTCCTTGTTTAAGGAACGCAGCGGCCGCCGGTATCGGTTGCTCTGATATTGTGGCTCCCACAGGGAACCAAGTTTTTTAAAGAATCCTTTAAGCATTGCGGAACTTGGAATAGGTGCGGGTTGATAGGTAGCCGTAGGTTGCTGGGTCTTTTTTCTTGAGCGCAAACCGGCACTCGCGCAAAACCTGGTCAACCGGCAGCGTAAACTGCTTGGTGGCATTCCGGCCGCCAATGCCGTAGGCCATCAGCGTTTTGCCTTCCGTAATCAAGGTCTTGGCCTTGGCCAGGATGGTGGTGATTTCGCTGGTGGTGAAATCTAGAAATAAACCCTCTGCCCGCATTTGGGAAAGATAGTCGGGGCGAGCGGGAAAACCTCAAGCGAATGAAAGAAAGCGGCCCCGCGTGGATAAAGAGGAAACCAGCGAGGCCGCAGGGTGTTGTGAGAGGCAGGCGCTCCGGCCTGCAAACATGAACCAAACCGTATGAAATCTAACGTCAGTCGGTCGATTCGTCAAGCAACTTCTGCCAGACACTTCGCCATCATGGCCGCTGTTACCTGCATACATTCGCAATCCCAAAGGTGGTTGGCACGTTTGCCGACACGATGCCATTCGTAAACAGGCTGGCCGGCTTTGTCGGGTCGTTCCTTGCGGCGTTCGCTGAACAGTTGCAGTTCATACTCCTGGCCGGAATCTGGCAGGGCCGTCCAACTGGCGCCCTTGCCTTCGCGCAGGTTGTAAAGTACGTCCTTCACGGTTGGGTTGCTCCAATGAAACAACGACACGGGGCGCACTCTGCCCTGGCTCTTGGTTCCGATGGCCGGATCGACCAGCACCCTGGGAGAGTAGGCACGGCGCACGTTGTTGCCGTCCTTCAGCTTGTGCGCGAAGTCGCGTTGTTTGCTGCCCCTCATGCAAGTCCAGCCGAATCCTTTGCACGCTACATAGACTTTCTGCGCGTTGTACGCCGAGTCGATGAACAGCAGGTGCGGTTTGATGTTGTACTCAATCCGCAATTCCTCGACGTCCTCCCAGGTCAACGGCTTTGACCAATGCAGCAGGCGGCTGTTGCCGTCCTTCGACCAGGCACGCACGACCATGTAAAATAAATCTTTCTGGACGTCCACGGTTGCGAAGCGGAAATCTTCATCAGGCCAGGGCCAAGCGTTGTCATGCACCGACAGTTCGCGCAGTTCGTCGTCGCTCTCCATTTCCTCGATCCAGGGAACGCCAAGTGATTCGCATTTGAATGCCTTCAAGGGAACAGTTGTTCCGACTCGCAGCGCAGCCTTGGCCTGAAGGAACTCCTGGACCAAATCACGCCAGGCAACCCATGGCGGCAGCACGGCAGACCAACGAAATGAAACCTTCTCGCTGGGCGCCTGCGGGTTAGTAGATTCCCAAACGCCAGAACAGGCGAACGCCTTGCGAATGTCTTGCCGGTCGATGAACGGCGCCTGGCATTCGGGGCATTCGTACCGAATCGTTTTTGTCAGTTCGTCGAAATCCCATTCATCATTTTTGAACGTGTCGGCGTTCGTGTCCCACTTCACATTGTCGAACGCCATTTCGTGCCGGCCTTTGCACTCTGGACATTCGACCTTGTAGATGCGTTGGTCGCCTTCCATGAAAGCACGGTGTACATGGTCATTCTCATGGTCAGGCGTTGAAATCATAATCCGGCGAGCGTTCCAGAATGCCCGCGTGCGTTTCAGTACCATCTCGTAGGCGCCTGGGGGATAGTTCCGCACCTCATCGAGGAACAACCAGCGCACAGGCTTGCTTTGCAGTTTGCTCTGACTGTTGGCGCCGTTAATCACCAGCGGCATACTGGCAAAATTGATTTCTAAAGTTGTCTTGGCGTGTCGGTCGGCCGGAAACAGCCGCGCCACAGGTTCGCAGTTCTCCAGCGTCGGCATCAGTCGCGTGCGTGCGAACGTCTTGGCTTCGTCCTGGGCTGCCATAACCCACATGGCAGGGCCGGCGTCCTCGGCAATGCACCAGGCCAGCAAGGTCATCACCATTTGAGTCTTGCCGCTTTGGGCGCTGCACATGATGGACAAATCCTTCACGCGGTTGTCGGCGAAACATTCCATTGGTTCCTTCGTCCAGGGCGCGATGTTAGAATTGAACTTGCCAGGGAATGGCGAGGTTTTATCAACCACCAGGTTTTTCTCGGCCCACAGCCATGGCGGGTCTGTGCTACGCGGCGCAATGGCTTGCCGTGCAATTTCTTCGGTGTACGTCATCGAGTGATAAATTTGCGGGCGTGCTGCATTAACTTTTTTAGTTCGTTAAATTCATGCGCGTCTTTTTTGATGCGTGCCGACACGATTTTGCACCCATAGTAAACCGACGTCCTGTCCTGTTTCCAAAATCGAGCGATGATGCTTTTTTTCATGCCGGCGTCGGAGGCAATCCATTGGCAGTTGTGCCTCGGCTTGGTGTAGATGGCAGACTTGTTGGCGCTGATTAGTTTATCAAACGGCACGCCGTAAAAGTCGGCGGCTGCCTCGGCTAGTTCCTTCAGTTTTCCCATTCTATTTTTTCGTTGCCCATTTGTCTGTTTCAATTGATTTGAATGCCTCGGCCAGGGCGCCGCGCATTCGCACCTGGATGTCGGCTGCCTTCATGCCTTCAAGGATTGGTGGCAGTTCGTTCTCCAGGGCGCCATAAAGCACGCTCTTGAACTGGTGAATGACTCGCGTCAGTTCGCGGGCAATCTCGTCCTTGCCGATATACTGCCGCTGCTCGACCTGGTTTTGAAATTTCAGCTTTTTGATTTGCTCCCGTAGCAGGTCGGCCTTCAGTTCTCCGATTGTCCCAGGTTCCCGCCCTTCAAGGTTTATGCCTTCGCTTGATAGGTAGGTGACACAGGCGGCGACGTCGTAGTTGCCGGCGTCGTCTGACTTCGGGAAACCTTCTTTTTTCTCTAGGTTCTGCAACTGCGAACGATTTAAGCCAAGCGCCCGCGCCAGTTCGGCCTTGCTGCTTGCCCTGCCGCTCTCTGGTTGGTCGGCTGGGTTCTTTCCTCCGGCGTGTGCTGCGATTATTGCCCGCTCGCTTGCCGTCAGGGTTTTGCCGGCTTTCACCTTGGCCTTGATGTTGTTCAGGTCTGCACGCAGTACCTTGTCTGCAACCTCTTTAGAAATCGTCATCGTTTTGCTGTCTGATTTGTTCGCCTATTTTGTTTGCCTCCGATATGGCGCGAAGGGCGCCGGTAAAGTCGCCAACCTCCAACATTTTGCGGTATAGGTCGCGGCTGGCCTCCAGGCACCAACCTTTCAGGATTCGCGGTGGCTCATTGGTCAACCTCTCAAAGGCCGTCAATGCGGTGCCAACCAGTTGGCCGGCGTCCAGTTTTGGGTAAAGCGTTTTGATTGCTTCCTCAATCTCTGGCCGCGAATGTCCTTCAAGAAGCATCCCGTAAACTTTAACGGCCGCTTCTTTGTCAGTCGGAGAAGCCACTAAACTGCTGGCCGAGTTCTTTGACGGTTTTTTTGTTTTGTCCTTTGTCATGTTGTTTGAAAATGTCGGCCAGGATGCCGTCAACGAAGCCATACAGTTCGGCGTCGTCTTTTACCTCTATATCTTCCAGCCTGGGGTTAAAATTCAGGTTCATTGACGTCCTTACGGTGACTTTCCACTTATCATTCCCGAAAAGCAGAAATTTGGCGTGGTTGCGTGTCACTCGGATGGCATCCTCGCCGAATCCTTCGCGCAGGTGCTTAATCAAGGCCGGCTGCCGTCGTTGAAAACTCAAATCCAACAGGAAACGCGCCGACAAAAGGGCGGCCGGATTCAGCATGGCCTGCAATTCTCCCAGGTCGGCCTTGGCTACAGTCCAGGTTGACAGGGCGAAATGTACCGGCCCAAGTTGTGGCAGCAGCGCGGCAATCAAATCAACTAGGGAAAACTGGCCTTTGCTGAAGCCAAACCGATGAAAACCTGGCTGAATGTCGCTGATAAAGTCGGCGGCCTTCTCCTTGCGGAACAGTCGCAGCAGTTCGCGCTTGTCGATGGTTTCCTGGCGGCCGGTAACGTGGGGCGCCTTGAATCCGTCAGGTTCGATTTGCTTAATCTTCTGATTAAACAGAGGGTTTTGTCTTGGTTTTATCATTTCCGATGTACTGGTTGCGTTATCTTCACGCATAAAAAATAAAGTTGCGGGAATGGACACCTCTTGAAGGCAGTAACGTTAAAAAGATTCCTTTTGGGGGGGGTCATAGCGTCATTTCCTGCATATCGACAAAGTAATTGCCAGACTGCATAGCCTCGTCCTTCAGCAGATGGCCGATCTTGGCCTTGCGTGCTGGTATGCAGTCCAATCCGGCAACGATCAGGTCAGGGTCAATGTTCAACCCTCCAAAGGTCAGCCAGACCTCAAGCCCGCCGCCTTGAAAGAATGTGACAAGCGTCTCCAAGTCAGCCGGCCCATCGAAGGACGTCGGCAGCTTGTAGTTGCTGCTGTTGCGGTAGTATGCCTGTATCATTTCTCCATCAACCTGCCCTTCCTTTGTTATGAATCCCGATGCCTTGGCCTTGCGCCAATCCCTGACGGCCTGCTCGATAACAGCGCCGGCAAAGTATTGGCCAGCAATGTCCAGGTTGTCGTCTGGTTCATTCACCTGCCCACAGTTTGTTTCCCTTCCTATCCCAGCCCTTGAACTTGCCCCTGGCCTTGTATGCCTTCACCTGCGGATGGTCTTGCCACTCGACTGCATCAGGGGAAGTAGCCACGCACTCAACCCAGCCGCCTGGCAGTTCATCGCCTGGGCTGAACGTGGCCACGTTCTTGCCTCCAAACATTTCCTTCAGTTTCTCAATTTGGTTCATTAGTTCCCTTACTAAAGTAATAGTGAACTAATGAACTACTTTTTTGTTAGGAAAAACCCACAGTTTAGGGTGTTTTAGTTCACCCTTAAACTGGTGCGGTTTTTCTACGCATAAACCACTTGTTTTAAGGCGTTTAGCGTTGTTTTTTTGGTTCATTAGTTTTTTCTATTAGTGAACTGCCCGAATGGAGTCCACAATCCACCTTCCTGCTTGAATACCAAGTCCCTGTCCTGCAACAGTTTAAGCAGTTTGTAAAAGGTAGTTTTGCCGATTGCGTGTTCATCTTTGGCCTTTTCGAGCCAATCACCAAACTTCAGACCACCTGAAGGCAGAAGGTCGAGCAGTTGCTTCTCGCTGAATGCCTTGTTTCGGCCTGGCTGCCGTATCCCTTCAATGTCCAGGTCGGCGCATGGCTTTAACTGTGGGAAGTCCCAGCGCAGGCCAATGGGAGGCAGGGCCGGAAAGGCCCGCAGGATTGTCTCGCAGATGTAGGCATCCTCTTCTTGATGTTCTGACAGGATGGCAATGGCGTCAGGGTCGCGGGCCAATACGCCGCTGCCGCTCATCCTATCAATCGCAAACTTGCTGCCCTGGGCGCCCTTGCTGAAATGATGGGCGAAGATGGTGGCGGCCTCCGATTGCACGGCCAGGGCTTCAAATTCATTCATTAGGTCGGCCATTTCGCTGGCATCATTCTCGGAGCGATTGCCCAGCAGTTTGTAGATTGGGTCGAAAATCAGCAGGCTGAAGTCCCTCTGCTCGATGGCCCGTTCTAGAATGGGCCGTAAAACGGTCATATCGGCCGCCTGGCCTCGTAGATTTAGAACATGAAGGCGGGAGGCATCCTTGGCCTTGCGGGCCTTTAGAATGGCCTCCATGCGCTGCCTGAAATTGAACTCCTGCAATTCAAAATTGATGTAAAGCGCATCGCCTAAATTAGTCTGAAAGTCCCACCATTTGCCGCCGGTAGCCACAGCAGCGGCCAAATCCATCAATGACCAGGTTTTGCGGCCTTTGCTGGTTCCTCCAACGATCATCTTGCCGGCCTTATATAACACGCCATCAATGACTTGTGGCGGCACAACCAAGGGCGTGATTTGCAGGTCGGAATAACGCTTGATAACCAGGCCGGCGGGGGTTGTGTCAGTTTCGTCAGTTGTGTCAGTTTTGTCGGTTTTGTCAGTTTTGTCGGTTTTGTCAGTAACGCGGACGGCCAACGCCAGCCCTGACTTCAGGGCGCTCTTGCCGTCCCTTTTAAGCCAATCGTTTGTGTCGTTGATGTCGTCAGGCACTTTCACCTTGAAAACGTCGCCTGTGGCCATTTCTGCCACCTGCTTGGCCCATTTGGCGCCTGCCTCGTCATTCTGTGGCCATATATAAACCTTTTGGCCTGGATGCAGTCTGCCCTCCAGTTTTCGGGCATTGGATGCGCCCCTGGTAATGATGCAGGCGTGCGTTTCAGGCTGCCAAGCGCCGTTGCCGTAGCCTTGTGAATCCATGAAGGCCATGGCATCCCATTGACTCTCGAAAACGTGCAGATTGTCGGCGTCATGGCTGCCGATCAGCCAAGGTTGATTGCCCCCGCCTGTTATTCGCCAGCCTGACTCTGTACGAAGGTGCATCCCCTGGTATGCCCCGCCCTCGTTGTAGATGGGGAAAGCGATTGCCTCACCTACAAGGCCAGCCAGGCCATGCTCGATAAGGCCAACCATCAGCGTTTTCGAGTAGCCGCGCCAATTGGCCAGATGGGCCAAGGTCTTGGGATTGCCGGCCAGACTTTCAACAGCCTGGTGCCACTCGCCAGGGTCGGGCAGTTTGCCGATACTGACGGTTGTGGGTTGGGCAGGTTGCGGGAGGCCGGCCATGTTCTCGTAGTGGGTCAGCGCCTCTTTTGTATCGCACCTGTGCAGGGCTTTTAGGAAGTCCAGTTCATCGCCTCCCTCGCCGGTTGCAAAGTCCTTCCAATGCCAACCCTTGTCGTCCTGGTAGATGCCCCATGAAGGGTTGTTGTCCTTGCGTAGGGGCGAGCAGCACAACTTCTTGGCATACTCGCCCAGGCCCATGGCTCGGAGCAGGTCAGGTAGGGGCAGTCGCGCCTTCAGTTCTTCAATTGTTGCCATTGGCCAGAAAGAATGCTTCTGCGAATCCTTTGGGAGTCATTGAGCGCATGGTTTTGGTTCGTTCGCTTTTGCCGCCGTAAAGCCTCCACATTTTCGAGCCTAAAACCGGCGGCAGCGGTTTTTTTTCCGGCATAGTGAAATTGCCCCACAGGCAGGTTTTTTTCGTGTACTGCTCTGCCTCTGCCTCGGCGCCGGACAGGTAGCCGGCAAAGTCGCAGGGATTGAATATGTGCTGCCACTTGCCAATGTAGTGAATTAGCCGGCCGATGGGGTTTTCCATGCACCAGAATGCCGGCTGTGTGGCGTACACAATCCGCAGGCAGGCATCCACCAAGGCCAGGCCTTCCTTTAACGCCTTGTCTCCCTTTGCCTTGAAATGGCGTGCGCCGCTGTTTGCCAGATGCGTGCATGGCGGCGCCGCCAGTATGCCGTACACGCTGCCTGCCGGTTTTTTGAGCAGCACAATGTCCTCGCCGTTTTTTAGGTCGTACTGCTTGACGTCGTATCCGGCCCGCCGGAACGGTTCGCACCAAGCGCCGGAATAATCGCAGAGCGAAAGAATTGTTTTAGTCTCTCCCATTTATCACTTTGCGAAGGCGTGCGCGTTCCTTTGCCAGTTTGGCGTCCTGCTGGCATAAATCCTCGACACGTTGGTGCGCGTAGACTGTGCTTGTGTGATGCCGGTTGAATGCCTTGCCAACCTCGGCACAGGTATGCGGTTGCTCGTAGGCAATCGACATGGCCAGCAGTCGCGGCCAACTGATTGGCCAAGGGCCGCGCCTGGGCTGTGTCAGTTGTTCCTCTGCCAGGCCGAAATGCTTGGCTGTTCGTTTCAATATCTGTTCAGGGGTTGGTTTTCTCATTCGTGAATGCGTGCAGTTGTGACTGCTCCAAAATATATGACCAGCGGCCGTTCAGTTCGCGGTAGTTCCTGTCTTCAAAAACTTCCTCCTTGGAGGCGTAACCGATGACGTTGAAGGCCGGCGCCGTGCCGACAACCAGAACATAAATCTGCGTCTGGCTGTCCTTCTTGTTGGGCGTAACCAGGAGCCGGCCGGATTCGTAGCGAGTCGTTTTGACGTCAATGGTTTTGCCGTCGCGTGCAACGCAGTCATGCGTCAGCGATTGGTTCACAACAGACAAATCAGGGTGCAGGTTCATGGCCTTGCAAAAGGCCAACTCTGCCGCAAAACCGTCAACGTCCATTTGGTACGATGAATGGCTGCCGATCTTGCGTTCAACAATGTTGGCGGCCCTGTTGCAGGTCGTCCTCATGGCTGCCACCACATTGGCAATTGCCATCTCGCTGGCCGTCAGTTCAATCTTCATTTAGTAGCCTCCAAAATCAGCAGCGCATCGGCTGTGTAAAGTGTCACGGTCAGTTCAGGAAAACGGCGCTGTGCCTCTGCCTTCAGCTTGTTCTTCCACTCGGTCGGCTTCATGCCCTTGCTGGTTCCAAGTGAAAGGCGTTTCTGCCATTGCTGTGGCGTAATCAGTTCGGTGCGAATGTATAGGGCCGACAAAAGGCCCAGGGTGAAGCCATGGTTGCGCCCAAAGTTAAACATGGCGCTGCCTGGCGCCCCTGGCCCGCCTATGTAGCCGCCAACCTTCTCGACATAAGCGACGGTTGGGTTGTCGGGATTATATAGGCGCACAAACAAGTCGCGCAGGTCGCCCTCGGTTGCCGGCATCTTGAAGGCCAGCACGTTGTCGCCAGGGTAACGCACGGCGATGCCTCCGCTCTTGCCAGGGTCAACCGCAAACTGGGTTAAGCCTGGGCGCAATGATGCTGTTGGGGGTAGCTCGGACAATGTTGCCACGGTTTTCATTTCAAATCCCGCACAGGCGAAAGTCGGTTCAGCGGGACAACGTGAAGCAATGGCCCGCGCCCCTCGACTGACCTTGGCGTGTATCGTTTGCGTGCTGTAACGTCCTTAATCCAGCCATGGAAAACGATGTACTCGGCGCTTATATATTCGGCCAGCACCAGCACCAGGCCGTCGTCTACTGGGTCAACCAATTTGGTCGGCACCATCAGGCCCAGGGCAGGATTGTTGGAAACGTAAATTTTGTAGCCTTCAAGTTCCTCGATGTTCAGCGCCAACTTCAGCGCCGCCTCGGCCGTATAACGGCGCACCCAAAAGTCGGGGCGCAGGTTCTCCCTGGTTTCGGCGGCATCAACTACCTTGGCCGCTGCCTCAACAAAGCGGCGCCAATCTTCCGGCAGGTGTACTGTCATAGGGCTTCCCTCTCTGTTGCCTCGACCAGGGCGCAGGCGTAGAAATATTGGTCGATGGCTTCATCCTTCATCGCTTCAGCCAATTGCCTTACAGTCATGCGGGCCATGCCTTTGTCGCCGGCTGGGTTGTGTTCCTCGATGCCGGCCGTGAACTTGGCGTGCGCCTCGACCTGAAACCTGGCCAGCCATTTGTCGCGCAGTTGTTCGTCTGTTTCATTGTCATCCTCGGCGCACCTTGGGCAACCTCCCCCGCCGCAATCCTCCTGCGTATAATGCAGGCCGCAAATGCTGCACTCTGCTGCTTGCTCGTTGTTGATTCCGTCGTAATCCATATTAAAAAGTCGGGGCGTTAAAGTCTGGTGCATGATCAAAACCAGGTCGGCATCTTAATAGCCGCTCTGTACCCCTGAATTATTACTGCATTCGTTCAAACACGGCCTGTGTCATTGCCAGGTCGTTGTATAGGTATTCAATAGCTGCCGGCTTGTCGTTGTGGTATGTCTCCGCGAAATGGGCGCCGCTCTTGCCGCCCTTGCTGCCCACTCCAAGGAACCGCGCCAACCTGTCCAGGCTGATGCGTTCGCCGTAGCTGCCACCACAAAACATTTCCATGGTGTCGCGCAGGTTCTTTTTATACCATTTGCCATCCTTAATCCCTGAAGCCACCGACACGCCCAACTTCCAACTGCGCTTGATTAGGAACGGCCAATCGAAGGAATGAGTGTTGTGGCCAATCCATTGCGCCTCGTTGTTGTGGCGAAAGTATTTCCAGAACTCGCTTAACAGGTATTCCTCCTCGCCTTCAAACACTCCCTGGCCGTCCTTGTCCGATGCAATGCCAATGGCCAGCACGCGCCCCGTTAAGGGCGACAATGCTGCTTTGGCGACATACTCAAGGCGTTTCTTTTCAACATAGGCCGCAATCTTCACAGGGTCTTTCCAGGTCGCTGGCGCCTCAAAAAAAGGCAGGTCATTCTGCAACTCCTTGTCGGGCAGCGCCTCGGTTTCAATATCGAAATAGATTGGCGCCAGATTGTAAAAGTCGGTTTTAACCTTGTGCGGCGGGTTGGGGTTTAATGGGTTGGCCATGGCTCAAAAAGGTACGTCATCCTCGTCCAGGTTGGCGGCCGGTGCCGGTGCAGGTTGAACAGGGGCCGGCTGTGCCGGAGCAGCAGCAGGTTGTGGTGCGTCGTCTCTATCCTGGCGGCGCGTGTAGGCGCCGGACAATGGCGGGAAAACCTCGTTTTTGTTTTTAGGCGATGCCGTTGTGATGGCTGTGTATTCGCTGCCGGTTTTCTGGCTTGTTTTCATCCCCAGGACAAGGTGCGCGTGAACGCCAACAAGTTTTTCCAGTTCGATGTTGTCGCCAGGCGTCAAAGTCTTGCCGCGCCATGCCGACAGGAACTTGTGCAGGCTGGATTTCTCGTTCAACTGCTGGCCTGGGCCTGGCAGGTTGAAGCGTTGCGTGCGAACCGTGAACTGGTTGCCGGTAGCCTCAACAATACTGGCCGTCGATTTATCCAACTCGAAATGCAATTCGCATTGGTGTTTTTCCCCAAACTCGGTTTCCTGTTGGCCCAAGTCCACAACATCGCAGCACGTTGCTTTGTGTATTCCTGCCGGCGCGTTCTCCCATGTGCCGCCGCCGCCCTCGCTTACTGTTATTGATAGTGACATATCTCTTTTTTGTTTGTTTGTTTTTGTTATTGCCAGCCAAAGAGCAACAGCCATCCGATGACTGCCGCCGCTCCGCAGGCGTAGAATCTGAACACGAACTGGCCGGCGCCGGTCATGTCGGTTACTTCAAAAGGTCGGCGCTTTGCTTCGGCCGCCTTCTCGGATGCGACCAGGTAGGCCGCCCAATGTTGGTTGGTTTTCACTTTGTGCATTTCGCTTTGAACTTTTCTAAATCAATTCGGTTAATTCTCACCGTTCGGTAGCCCAGGCGTGTGACAGGGAAACGCCCTGCGTTGGCCAGGCGCTTGCAATGCTTGACGGTGATTTCCAAAAACTCTGCTGCTCCTTTGTAATCCATTTAACTGTTAGAAGGTGGTGCTTCACCTATGCCAAAAAAAAGGGTGATGCTTCACCTGTGCAAAAAAAAACCTCATTGTAGTTTTTTAATTGTGGCGGCCATGGTTGAAATTGTTGCCTGCTGTTCTTTAATAATCTGCCGCAGGGCTGAATCGGCCCACAGATTGACGGCCGTGCCGGATATTAAGACGGCAAGAACCACCCACAGCAGGCACAGGCACTTGTGGCCCGCCTCATGGTGGCGCCTGTCTAGTGCAGCAACGCCCTCCAGTTGTTCAATTGTTTGTTTGTCCATTTTTTCCCTTTAACTCCTTTTTTCTTTCTGCTGCTATCCTTGCCAAAAAGTCGCCCAGTTCCAGCCCTTCCCTGTCGGCTAACGCACGAAGGAGTTTGACATCCTTAATGTGCATCCAGGTTCGGAGTTGATGCTTTGATGGGTCGCGTTGGTTCGGCACTCCGGCGAAGGTGAAGCATCACCGGCCTGTTGACAAGTGCAAAAGTGAACTTTATTGAATGTTTTTTTCATCGTCAAAAAGGAACAGTATCACTCGCCTTGGGACATTGGCTGTCCCATCTGCCAGAACTTTGCCGCCGCCTTTGGCCGCACCAGTTCCTTGTAGTGCTTGGCAATCATTTCGGGGCTGTTGCCGGCCTCCTCGGCCGTCTGGCCAATGTTCTTGAAATGGGCCAGGTGGTAGCTGCAAAAGGAATGCCGCAGGCTGTTGGCCGGTATTGCCTTCAGGCTGGCCCGCCTGGCCTTGTCGTAAACTGATTGGCTCAAAGGCAGCAGGCCGCCCTTCTCCAGCGCCAGGCGCAGCCAATGGATTGCCGAGGGTTGCAGAGTGCAGATTCGCCTTGCCCGCAGTTTGGACGCCTGGCCGCGGACCGTCACGATGCCGTCGTCCAGGTCAATGTCCTGTGGCCGCGTCTGCAATGCCTCGGACACTCGCAGGCCGCAAAGCATCACCAGAACAGTCACAGGGCCGCATTCTGGCACCTCTACGGCCTCGGCCAGGTAGTCGGCGGCCTGTTCCACCGTCAGGATGGAAACGTCAGCCTGGTCAAGCAGGCGCCGTTCGTTGCCGGCGAATGGGTCGTGCCTTCCGACGCTGTACCCTTTCGACTCTGCCCAGTTGCGAAGCGTGGTTAGGTCGGCCAGCGCACGGTTGAATCGCACGCCGCTGTAATGCTGGCCGTCCAGCCAATTGGCAACCTGCTCGGCTGTGATGCCGTCAAGGTTGTCGTTGTCGAACTTGGCGCCAAACTGGTTGTAGGTGCTGCGGTAGCTTTTCAGCGACTCCGGCCGCAGTCCCTTGGCTGTCTTGGCCGCCATGAATAGCTTCTGCGCCTCCGCAAACTGGATCGGCTTTTCTGGTTCGGTTTCCTTCTCGTATTCCATGCAGGCCGTTAGCAGGTCATAATTGCCTTCGGCGGCCCGCTGCCAGGCTTGGAACAGGCGCACCTTGTCGTCGTCCGGCAAGGCTTCAAACTCTGCCAGGCCGTTGCCTTTGGCCTTCCTGACGGCACGCCACTTGGCGACTGCCCCTGAATGGCTCTTGAAGTATTTGCGTTGGCGCTCGCCTTTGACGAACCAACAGACTTCAAAAAATTCCCTCCCGCCCTGGTTTAGTTTCCGAATAGCCACAACGCCGCGGAGTTGGCAGTACGTTGGCACCTACGTCAAGCCTTTTTGTTCCCAATGGGGGCGAATGGAGGCGAATAGGTTTTGTCATTATTTGCCTTTATATTGTGGAAAATTGAAAAAACGCCGCAACTATTGGCCTTTGAAGGTTTTGCTGAAACAGGCCCAAAGAGGGTTCGACTCCCCCCGCCTCCACCATTTTTTGCTAGGAAACAGGCGTTTTTGCTTTTGAGTTGGCATCAAATTGGCACCAATATCAAAGAAGGCTCGCCCACCACTTCAGGGCGCCAGGGTTGGCCTGCCAGAAGGTAGTCAGGCCGGTGGCAAAAGTCTGCACAACCTGTTCCTCGGCCTCGTAGTCAACGCCCATTAGGTGGCCGACGGCGTGCAGTACCTCATGCAGGAACGTGTCGGCCAAGGCTTCCCTGCTCTGCCCCTCGGCCAGGACAATCTCCTGCTGGTCGAAGTCGCACCATCCGCTGGCCTCGATGCTGGCCACGAAACGCACCTTGTAGGTGAGGTTCAAAACCTTCAGCCGCCTGGGCGCTGCTATTTTTCGAGCAGTTGCCATGCTTGCAGGTACGGCGCCAGGTAGCATTCAGGCTGGCCAGGCGCAAAGTTGTATTTTGTGACTTTCGCGGCCTCGACCGGCAGGACAAAATACGCCCTGTGTTCAAGGCCGACAAATACCAGGAAATCACATTCCTCCCGTGTGTAAAGGTCGTTGGTGCTGCGGCATTTGGGAAAGAAGGAATAGCGGCCAATTAGTTTGCCTGGGTCAGTTGCCGGCTTGGAACAGGTTTTGACCTGGATGCGCTGAACCTTGCGGCCTTTGACGGCGGCAATATCGAACGAGGGTTGGTGCGGCGACATACAGACCTGCCAGCCGCGCTGGCACAGTTCGGCGGCAACAAGATATTCGCCGGTTGCGCTGGTCAGCAGGGTGTCATTCAGCGACGACTTTGGCATGAAGTTCGTGCAGGATTTCCTGCATCCTGGCGTCAGGCACGAACCAACCAGGCACAGCCGGCGTGAAGGCTTCAGCCGCCGGCAGACGTTCCACCAGCCTGTCGGCCGGTATCACTAGCACTTTTGGCGTCGTCGCGCAGCCGGCGCAGAGTAGACTCAAGGCGAGCGTTGACACGATCCTGGTTGCCGGCAGCCACGGCAAGGTCGATTTCAGACAGGGCATCCAGGTATTCGGCGTTGTCATCCTCCAGCCTTTTTATTCGGCGCTTGGCGTACCAGGTAATCAAGGCCGCCACGATGGCCAGGACAGCCTCAAGCATCCTCGGCCGGTGCGGTATCTGACTTGATACCCTTACGGACGAAAATGCCCAGCAGGGCCGTCACAGCCAACTGTACTGCCGCGCCCAGTTCAATGTCGCCTTGCAGATATAAGCCGGCCGCAGCGAGCAGGGCGCCAATGCCGGTCAAGTAGGTTTTTTTGCCTTCAAGTTTTTTCATTTGCCTTTGTTTTTAACTAAAAAATAAATCTTGGCAACCAGGTAGCAGAGGCAGGCCGTTGATATGCTCAACTGTAACAGTTGTGAAATTTCAACGTACCAGGTGCCGACGCCGACAACGCCGCTGCCTGTTGCTTTGCTCATGTCCAAAACGTCGTTCATTTAAACCAACCGTCAGCTTTGTTTGTGCTGGTGTTTGCCGGCTCGTAAAACTCTGCCTCCAGGCCGGTGATTCCGAAATCCAGTTCCTTGATGTTGGCCATGGAAAAACAGCCGGCGCCGCAGATGATTACCAGGGCCGACAGGGCGACGATTGTTGCCAGGCGTTTAACGTCGGCGAGTCGGTTGTTGGGAACGGATAAATTCATAATTGGCTTCAGCCTGTTTCTCAAGGCGTGCCAGGCGTTCGCTAACCTCTGCCAGCGTCTTGTCGGTCTGGTTGTGGCGTTCGATGAGTTTGATCGTGATGCCTTCAAGGCTTTTGAATTTTTCCTCCATCGAGGCGAGGCAGGCCCGCAGGTCGTCCAGGGTGAAGTTGACCAGGCGAACCACGAACCAACCGGCCGCGATGGCTGCCGCCGCCGCGAATCCGTGCTGTTCGAGAAATGCCCCAAAGTCCAACCCATCCCCCTGGCGTGTTTTTTATTCTGCCGGCGCAGCCTCTAAATTTAATTGAGTCAACGCGAGTCCGGCAATGTACGCCTCGTCGCTGTCGGCTGCGTCTGGCGTCCAATCGCGCCACTTCGGGCCGGTGACTTGCAGCAACTCGGTATGTATCAAGCCGGTTGCGACTGGTTTGCCTTCCTCGTCCGTTAATTGGCGAGTGCTATAACACTCCAAGCTGTACTGCATTCCGAACATCTGCGCCGAGTTTAGTTTAACCTCAACGATACTTGCGTTGAGTGCTTCTGTGGGGACTGTTTTTATAGTCATATACTATTCGCCTTCTGATTATTCCGCTGGTGCTTCTTCCGCTGCCGGTGCTGCCGCCGCTTGGGCCGCTGCTTCTGCGTCTCTTTCGGTGCGGGTTTTGTAATCATCTCGCGCAACAATTAGCGCGACAACCTCATCCTCGTTCGCGGGGATTTGTGTTACCGATTCGTCGGCGTAAAGTTTCGGCAACCACTCCGCAATCATTCGCTTGGTGCAGTTTGCCACTTTGCCGTTTATCGCGTCCGTCACCCAATCTTGCGGGTCGAGTAGGTCGTTTTTCAAAACCGATTCCTCGGTTGCCGTTAATGTTCGTTTTTCGATGTCCATAATATTTCGTATGTTTTATTTCAAATTTCTAACACGCAAGAAATCCGCTGAAATATGTGCGGGATTCAATAATGTCAGTTTGTGCTGTACCGCTGCTTTGATAGAATCGCAGCTTGGCGGTGTCACTTGCGTCCATATCTGCCAAAAACGAATTACCAATCTCCCAATAAGTTGCGTCTTGGCCAAAATCGGGGTCGAATGTGTATGTATACGTTCGATTGCTTGTGACTAATAGGATTTGATAATATGTCGCCGCCGAGTCGAGGTACTCCATCGCGATAGTTGCGTTGAATTGATAACGCCCCGCAACTGGAGCAGTAAATGTATTGCTTGCGAAGTTTGCGCCTTGGTCAAATATTTCCGTGGCTAAAACAATGTCAACTTCCGTGGCTACGGCGATATTGTATTGGTGTGCGGCGGGTTTAGCAGAAAACGCCGGAGTGCTTGGCATTGTAACCGCTCCCGCGCTGTTTATGGTGAGGCGATTAGTGTTCCCCGCTCGTAAATTTAGCGTGTCATCATTATTATTATAATTGATGCCGCCAATATTTGAGTCGCCGCTATCGCCAAAATCGATGTAAGCGAGGTTGTCTGTGGCGGCTTTAATGTTCATACCAACAATGCCGGTCGTGTCTTCAATGGACAACTTGTTAGTCGGCGAGCCGCCAATCCCCACGTTACCACTCACCACCACCTCACCATCTGCCGGTGTAGCCGCACTCGTTCCTATGCGAGCCGACTTACTATTCAACTGCTCAATCGGCGTGACTTGCGTGACACCCGTTGCAGACGAAGTGCCGTCAGCCGCACCAGCGCGGTCTTGCACCATCGTCGATTGGGTCGGGTTGGCGAAAGCTAGGTCGTAGTCAGCCACGCAGCCAGACTGTTGAATCTTCTGGTTTTTGATTCCGATATAATCAGAACCGTTGCCGGTAAAACTTACCGCAGTGCCGTCAGCAAGCGTTAGCCCCAAGTCCCACGCTTTGTCTTCAAAAGTGATTGCTGTCGTTGTAACCGTTACCCAAGTATCGGCAGCGATTGTTTGACCAACATCCTCGCCGGAGGTTGTTGAAACTAGGAAAGTGTTTGCGCTCCCAACAACTGGATCGTGATTGCTGAACGCAACCCCGTCCACCAGACTGTTGCCGCTGGGAATATAAATGTCGGCTGTGATAATAAACAGCTTATCCCAAGTGGTGAAGATGCTTGAACCATCATCGTCACGCGCATAATGAGTGCTGGAAGCCGTTGAGTCAGCCATCAACTTGGAGGCAGTTGCAGAACCAACGGTTGCTTGCGTCAGCGTCGAGCGAACGATTGTGTTGTACGGCCCATCGTTCGCGGTCATCGCTTCGTTCGACTTCACCGACCCATACTGGTCGGCAAACGGCACGGTGCTATTTTCGTAAAAGCGAGTCGGGTCGATGACGTAGTTGAACAACCTCGCTCTGTAAATAATCCCATCGAAATTGTTTACATTGCTGGTTGAAGAATTTAACTCTGCTCCAAGCGCAAGTTTGTCCGTTGTATCGGGAAGTGAACCACCGGCCAGAGCGGCTGTTCCATCCAGATTGCCATTGACGTAGATGCTAACGGTGGCGTTGTCCCAAGTGAGAACAATGTGCTTCGGGTTGCCATCATTGTATGTGCCGCTTGTTGTCGGAGATGCCAGAGTCGAGCCGTTGTTTATGTGTGCGGTGATTGTTCCCGCCGCATTAAACTGCAACTTGAACATATGCGCGGAATAAGATTTAGACATCAACAATCCAGTGCTTGTAGCTGATGTCGAGGCAATGAACTCCATACTAAATTGAGTTGCCCCATCCATTGCGGTCGTATCGCCGCAATCGACATAAGTACCAGCCGCACCGTCGAAGTGCAGCCCCGCGCCCCCGTCTGCGCTGTTCGTCAGGCTACTGGTGATTTCCCCACTTGTGGGGTTGGCTTTGTTAATCGTAATCATGGGCGTGCCTTATTTATCGTACAATGCCACCACGCCGTCGCCGGCCGTTTCAACGTCGATGTAAAACTGGTCGGCGCTGAAGTAGCCATCCTCGGCCCCTGCCGTGAAAGTCACATCGTCGCCAGGCGACAATGGAATGGCGGCCGTGCCGTCGCCGCTGCCTGGTTGAATCCAGACCTTGCCGGCGTTGTCAGTCCTGGCGGCCTTCAAGCCAATGAAGGTAACGCTGTGCGCTCGCACGCCGCTGCTGCCCAATGCCTCCGGCGTGCCTGTCGCCGATACCGTTTTGATTATGCTGCCGAATGTTTGTTGTCCCATTGTTCTAAATTATGGTGATATGTTGATAACAACCCAACGGCTTGCCGCTGCGTCGTAAATTAGCATTGCCGTGCCGCGTGCCACTATGTCCACGTTTGCGGCTGTCGTTGTGTAAATTCTATTGGCGGCCGTGCTTTCGCTGCTGCTGTCGTGCGCCACTCGCAGTTCGTCTGTGTCGTCGGAGTTGTAGACGATCAGCACGCGGCCGTCGGCGCCGCCACTAATGCCAACCAGGACACCATCAGCCGACAGGGCGCCAAGTTTGATGAATGTGCCGTTGCCAGGGTCAAGCGTATGGTTACCGGCCCCTGTGATGGCTGTGTCGTCCTTGCGTTTGACGAATAGCTTGCTGGCATTTGAGAGGGTCAGGTCGCCGGACATTGTGCCGCCAGCCGAGGCCAGAAAATTGGCGTCGGTCTGCGTCGTCGTGTAGTAGCTACTTGTCGGTGAAGGCGAGGAAGCGGCCGAGTCGATGCCATGGGCCTGAATCGTCACAGACTGCTGCACCGGCGTCAGGCTGTTGCTGCCGTTGATGTACTCGATTTCAATGGTGCTGCTGGCGCTGGTTGCGCTGCCTGTCAGCAAACCGTTGATTTCGCTGGTGTTCAGGGCCAGCGTGCAGTCGGCGTAGTAGTCGGAACCATCAGCCGCAATGGACACGGCGCCGGTTGTGGCCAGTTTGACAGGGCTGGCTCGGTCAGGCGTGACGATGGCAACCTCGATGCTGCCGGCAGTTACCAGGTCGAAAGGGTCGGTTAGGCCGCCGGCCTGGTTGACTGTTACCAGGCGCACGCGAAGCGGCAGCACATCGCCCTGGTAAAGTTTATCCAGGGTGAAGGTGCTTGAATCGTAACGGCTTGTTACGAATTGCCGGTCGGTCAGGTTAACCGTCAGTTCCCATTTGTTCGCCATACGCCGGTGCTAGACTCCGGCAGGTCGGACAATTTGCAAGCGAAGGCTAGGCGCTGTGGGTTGTTGCCGCCAGTTCCAGGGCGTACCTGTGCTGCTGCGTGCTGCTGCTGGGCGCCAGGTTGTGCGTGCCTTGGGAGTAAGTCGCTGTTGTGGCGCTGCCGTTGTCCACAAAGCCGGCCGCAGGGTCGCTGCCGGATTGAACCAACTGCTTGGCCAGCGTGGCAATGCTGCCGCTTACGCTAGTGTCATATAGGTGCAGAGTGATGGCCGACTCGCTTATCAACTGGGCGTAGCGCGTGCTTGGGCTTGTCTCTGTGACGATGGCCGTCGAATGATCCTTGTTATGTTCCAGGGCAATTGACGAGGCGGGATAAAGCGCGTTGTTGTTGGCGTGTGAGAAGTATTGCGTGTCAGCCGACTGTGTAAGGCTTGAACCTGTCAGGGTTGGCGTTGGGTAAGGGCCGGAACTTGGGCTGCCAGTTTCCTTGCGGGCATCCCCTTGCAGGACATACTCGCCGCCGGTTGCCTGGTCAAATGATTGGTTGGTGTCGGCTGTGGTTGTGTAGTTGTAGGCCAACGACCTTGACCAGCAGACCATCCTGAACTTGAAGCCCAGGCTGGCGGCGATGGCCATGGCGTTGGTGATTGTTACCCAACGAACGTCTGCCAGTTCGGCCTGAATGGCTGTGCTTTGATACGAGGCAAGCGCAACCGACGGCGGGGTTGTAACCTCGTTGACTCTCGACAGTTCGCTGACGCTATTTGGCAGGTCGGCGTCGGTGCTGATGGTGGCGCCAATATCAGTCCAGGCGGCTGTTGTGGTAGGTGATGGAGTGTGCTGCCAGAGGGCATATGCTGTTTTTGGCTTCACCTTGCTGGTCGTGTCGCCGCTTGTGTCAAACATCCCGCCATTGCTGGCAGGAAATTTAGTGCCGCCAAACCAAACCTGGCCAAAGTCCAGCGTGCGAATGCGTTTGACCTTCTTGCAGTAGGTTGCCAGGTCGTTGAAATGTTCCTTCAGCAGGTTCAGCCGGATGTAGGCGCTGCCAAGCATGGTTGACCAATCAAACGAGGGCGACGTCGTGCGAAGGTTTGCCAGGTTGGCCGTCAACCAGGATTCGTTTGACCTGTTGTTGTGGTACTCGCTGGCGCCATCAGGGATGACGATTGGCAGGTTCGCCTTGTCTATGTCGCCGCTTGAGAATGTCGGAACCGACAAGGCAAACCTGTTGGCCTGGGTCTTGATTGCCGTGTCGGTCAGGGTTTCAATGTCGTCCTGGCCAAAGTCGGCGCCGGACACGCCAACAGGGTCGGCCGTTATGTCGTTGTGCGTGCCGTCGGAATCCTTTGTGCCGTAGCGGCGCACCTTCCTGCCTCCCTCGAAAATTCGGTCGTGCTGTTTGACAGGGCCGCTGCCAGAATCAAGCCAGCCTGTCGGCCAGCCTGCGCTGCTGAATGAATAACCAGACGCAACGCTGACGGTGTTCAGGTGCCAGTAACGCATGAAGGCCAGCCGGCCGGAACTGTTCAAAGTTTTTTCAAGGCCAATAAACCAAGCCAGGTTGTCGGTTGTGACTCCGTGCGTCGTGTTGGGGTTGGCTGTTCCCAGGTGCCAGTCCTCTGTCCAGGTCAGGATTGGGCCTTCGGTTGTGCTGGTCGTTGTGATTGTCGGAGTGCCAGCCATTTGGTTGTCCTCGATGGCCATGTCGGCAACCATGGCTGTGCCAACCTGTGCCAGAGTCGTGCTGTGGCCGGCATAGGCGGCGCCGTAGGTAGATGCCGACAGGTAGCCACTAAAGTCCTGCGGAAAATTGATTGCACTCCTGGTTGGGCTGGCCGCCGGCACGCTGCCGAATGGCGGCCGGTAAAACTCTGTTTCCAGGTCAACGGTGCCATTCACCAAATCAGCTACTCTGAAGTTGTCGCGGTAGGTAAACAGGTTGGTTTCGTAGCCGGCAAGGTTGTGCAGGTTGTTGGTTGTGTCCTGGGCCAGTTGCAAATAATTTCCGACGGTCGAGTTGCTGATACCGTAGGCCGTCAGGATTGTTTGCAGGTTTGAGAAGCCCAGGAAGTTGAAACTTGCGGTGGTGAAACTGCCGCCGCTGCTGGCCTGGTATGCCCTCGACCAGTTGCCGCGAGTGTAAACCAGGTCGCCGGCAATTGTGCTGGTCGTTATGGCCGGCAGGATTGATGCGGATTGGTAGGCGCTGCCAATGTCAGTCCATGTGTGCGGGTCCAGGTAAATGAAATCGCCGTCGGCCAGTTCATCAAAAAACTTGTAAAGCCAACTGGGGTTGGTGACGTTGTTGGCCTCCATGGTTTGCGCCAGGCTGCCGTCGTGACTTGTGAACTTCAGGAAACGCGGGTCGTCTTTTTTAACCTTCCAAACGTAGGCGTAACTTGAATCGTACCCACTTGAAACACTATCCCGCCGGACACAACGCTGGCCGTTTTTGTCAATGCTGAACGAATGGTGCGGGCCGCTGCCAAAATTGATTGTGACGGCTGACTGCGTGAGGTTGTGAATGCGAAAAAAATTAAATTGATTCCAAGAGTCGTCAAAAGTGAACGTGCCGGAATGGTCGCCGATTATTATTTCCGCGACGGCATAGCGCCAAACCTTGCAAGGATGCGGCAACCGATCTTCCCACAGGTAAAGCGTGTCGGAACCGACGACCCTTGTGTGCGCCTTCAACGACTTCTCCAGGTTCAACGTGTCGGCTGTTTTGGCGTAAAAGTTCGTTGTGTCGGTTGACGCAATCGTGGCGCCGGCTGCCGCTGTGTCGTAGCTCGCCTGGTCGTGCGTGGAAACTGAAACCGTCTTGCTTGAGCCGGCGCCGATTGCCCCGCGAAAGGTTGTGTAGTCGCTGCTGGTATGGTTGGTGGCTGTGAACGAATAGAATGGCTGCCCGAATAGAGCGCGGTCGGTATGGTCTAAAACCAGCAGGCAGGATTTGTCGTCCAACGCCTTGCCGGCAATGTCGTCCACTTCGGCCCACAGCGTATTCATCCTGGCCGCTGTGGGCTGTTCGTTTCCTGTTAAGTAATTTACAGCCATACAGCCGCCCCGCTGCCGCCGCTGCCGCTGCCGCCGGAGGACATTCTGCGAGGCCGCTTGACGTCAACTTGTGTTCCGTTGGTGTCTCGCCTGATTCGCACATCGGCGTTTGCGCGAAGCTGAAGGCTGCGAGTGTAGGCCAACAACTGATTCAGCCAGGAGTAAAGTCGTTTAGTTTCGGAAAGTTTGGTCGGAGGTTGAAGCATCAGCTTGCAATTGAATAAATCCAGGTTGACCACAACTCCAGTTTCCATTCCTGCGTGACTGTAACCTTGCGACGGCCTTCGCTGATTATCTTGGGCGCACCTTTAAGCCAGCCCCATTGATATGTGATGCCGTCGATGGTCTGCTGGTAGGTGCTGGTGCTGACGCCGGTTGGCACGCTGTAGGTGTGGACGTTGGCCAGGCTTGTGGACATTGCGGCATCCAGGGAAGGCTCGCCGATTGTCGCATTGGATAACAGTTGCGCCGGCGTCACGATCCTGTTGACGTTGCCGAATGCCCGCTGGATGACTTCCGCGCCGTAGTTGTAACCCTGGGAAAAAGTAAAAGTATGGCGCAGCGTCGGCTGCGGCCGCTGGAATGAGTCTTGTTCCTTAATAAGATGATAATAGATAGCCTTTAAGTCTGGATGACATTTTGGCTCTTTGATGTCGGTGGATGCTGCTGGGTTGCTGCTACTTGCGGCATACAAAAATGAAGGAATGGTTACGTTGCCATCGTCGTCGGTTTCAACGTCAACCTCTAAATGCCTTCTAATTCGGTCGCGCTGAATGTCGTTCGCGTTGAAAACGACACTTGTAGCAGAGTCGGTAGATGAAAAACTCTCGAAATCTATCGCCTTGATTGTTGGATGTTCCCAGAGGCTATATTCCTGGTCGTTGCCGTCCAGTTCCCAAACTTCAACAGGCGTTTCAGTCACGCTGCTGCCGCCCCAAACGTCCTTGGCATAATTGACGAACAGCTTGGCCGTAGCGCCTTCAGGCTCAAACCTTATGCTGCTGGCGCCGCCGTCGCGAACGTAGCGGCCAAACAATCCGCGCACGGCCTTGGTTTCGCCTTCAAACTCCTTCGTGTAATTGAAGCCGGCAGATTTATCCCAAGTGATGGTTGGGTTTTGCTGCACTAGCTGATAACCTTTTACGTCTGCCATGGTCTAAAAATCGTCGGTTTCGTCGGCAAGTTTCTTTGTGTTGCGTGCAATGTTAGTCAGCAGCTTGTTGTTGCTCTTTTCAATCGCTATCGGGTCGGCCGACTGCGTGACGGCAGCGCCGATTCGTTGCAGGCTGTTCAGTTGCAGGCTGGGCTTTGACCAGGCTTTTGCTGCTGCCGCTGCTGCTGTGTCTGCTGCTGCTGGGTCGCCAACTGCGTCCTTAACCCAGTTTGAACCTTTTGCGCTGGATGCCGCTGGCCCGCGCAGAAATGGGTTTGAACCTGACAACCAATCAGCGGAGGCTTTTTGGATGTGTTCCAACGCCTTGCCGTGCCTTTCGTTAACAGCAGACCAATCAATGTCAACGCCC